CTACTTACTGACCACAAGCGGCAAATCCAGTGTTGGTGTTATTTTGGTTTTACGATCGTAAATCAACACCTGATTTTCTGTTTTGTGTCCACTGAAAATTTGTTTGTCGCGACTGCTGCCTTCGTAATCTGAAATCCCTTTGGCTTTTATGTCATGGAAGTTGCACCCAAACGGAACGCCGGCTTTTTGCTCGGCTGCACGTTTAGCCTGATTCCACCAGTTGTTCAGCGTCTTGGCTATTACCTTCCCGCCTTTGGTTGTGTTGATCACATACTCGCATGTGCCGGAAGATACATTTCGGGCTAACTGGATCGCCGTACGTAATCGCGGAGACCATTCCTTGATTTGTTTAGTGCCGGTCTTGTTTTGCTCAATGTAAATCCCTTTCTCCATAATATCCTGCCATTTCAGCTCGAGTACATCACCGAGCCTTGCCGCACAAAGATAGGATATCTCCATTGCAATACGTAACTGTGGAATTGCTTCCGCATATATTGCAGCATACTGTTCATCGGTGATGTAAACAGTACGGGCTTTAAGTGTGAATTTTCTGACTCCTTTGCATGGATTATTTTTCACATACCCACGCTCATATCCCCATCCGTATACACGGCTCAGACTTGCCAGTTCATGGTTTGCTTGGGTCTTGCTCTCAAGTCCTCGCTTATCCATGAAAATTCTTACCTGTTCAATTTTTACATTATCAGCAAGCACTTTTCCGAATACTGCCAACAATGCCCTTTGATGTTGCCGATAATCTTTTTGGGTTCGGGGGGCCAGTTCTGTAAATGCAGGGGAGTCCATAAACATGTGCCATAATTTAGCTACTGTCATTATGTTGTGGAGTTTTGCTTTTTCCAGCTCATAATTTTGCCAGACTTTAGCTACGCTGGTTTCCCGCACTCTTCCGAGCCCTATAGTTCTTGTGCTTCCTTCGGGTTTCCATACGTAACTGTAACCATTCGATCTAACACGCGGTGGTAGTGCATTATCTTTTTTGTTTTTTCTTGATCTTCCCATTGTTCAGCGCCTCAAAATCGGGTTCAGCGGAAACCAGTTCAGGTGCTTTTGGCATCGTAGTCAGTCCGTGTGGAATATCCCTGCGAAGAACTATTGGTTCGTTTTTAGGACCGATTACAAATGGGATACCGTGCAGCCTTAACTGGTGTTGCTGTTTTGTGTATCGCTCGTATTTCGTGATCTCTTGAATCTCTGCTGGCGATAGAGTTAATTCGTACATGTGGTCACGTGCCTTACAGCATGACCGCCGCCAATATAATTCGGGGACGGCGATCAGGGTTGAACATTAAAAATCAACCGGATTCGGGATCAGTTTTTGCCAGATTGCTGAAACGTATTTTGCCTGGTAACGGGCGTCATCAAGTGCATTATGGCGCTCACCTTCGAATGGAATAGCCGTTCTGGCATCGAAGTCTATGGCTTTCCCCAGCTCAACGATTGTGCGTACATCGCGATCGTTGTAGTAACGCCACGGGCAGGGGATCCCCTGCCGTTCGTATGAACGGCGCAAAATCGTGTTGTCGAAGTTGGCTCCATTTCCCCAGACCTGAACAAAAAATTCACCGGAGTTTTCGTCGATAAATTCCCGCAATTGTAACAGTGCATCATCTAACGGGATTTCATCGGTCATAATGGCAGATTGCGCTTCGCGTGATTGCTTAAGCCACCATTTAATGGTGTCCCGATCAATGACTCCGCCAGCAGTTTCCAGATCGATAGTCTTACTAAATTCCGGTCCCATATCTCCGGTTTGCGGATCGAAAAATATTGCACCTATTGAGATAATCGGGGCATCAGGATTTTTTCCCATGGTTTCAAGGTCGATCATTAGATGGTCACACGTCCTGCTGGTGGATGTGATAACGTGATGACCGTTCACCGTAATTAAGGGATCTGCCGTCTCGCCAGTTTCACTATCGCTGGCGTGATCCTGAGCGCTGCCAGCATTCTCTTTGTGTGGATGTTCAGCGCCTTCCATTTTCTCCGAATCGTCTTCCTGAACTTTAACCTGGTTCTTGTCATCGAATGTTTCCTGGTATGTTGCGTCGCCCATCACCGCACCACAATCAGGGCAGTTGCCGCCGCCGGTCTGACCGCAGGCGGTGCAGACTTTTTCCGCTTCCTGTTGCGCTACTGGCTCAGGTTGTTTCGTTTCTGGCTCGTTTTGTAACGCATTTGGGCTGTTTTGTTCCGCTTTCTGGTCGTTCTGTTCCGTTTCTTGCTGGTTCTGATTCACTGAATCGCGGGTTTCAATCCCCTTCACCCATTTCGGATCATTCGGGTCGCTAATCCCTGCAACAAATTCACCACGTGATACAGCAAGCAACTTATCGGCGTCAGGCTGGCTGATATTGGCTGCCTGCATAATTTTGTTTACTTCGTCAGCGGTAACTTTTACCGGCTCTGGTTGTGCGGTCGTGTCAGATGCACCAGTATTTTGTTGTGAACCTGAGTATGTACCGTTTTTACGGGCAAAATATTCTTCTTTCGTGATTTCAGTAGCCCCTGCAGTCAGCGCCTTATTCAGACCAGAAAGTTTGTTTGCGCGACCATATTTTTCGCCATCCTTGTCGGTGAAGAGGAAGTAGAACGGCCCCTCACGCTCTACAGATGGTTCGACTTCCACTTTGCATTCGGTTTTTTCGTTGTCCGGAATTGCCGTTTCCACTGCATCAGTTTCTGGTACTGGCGACGAGAGAGTATCAGTTGCGCTCTGATTTCTTCCTTCATCTTCAAACACGCCCTTTGTAGTCAGGTATTCAGTAATGTATTTGTTCAGTGCCACAGGGTCTTTGTGAATGTCGATCGGACGTTCACGGACAAGGCCAAAAATAGTCTGGCGGTCGTAGCGAAGGGCATCAGGCTGTTTGCGCATTGATGCCGAGATACGCTTCCAGTCTTCGCGGTCGTTGTCGATAACTTCATTTTTTGCCCAGCGATGGATGCTGCCGTCAATGTTTCCGGCATCCACATCACCAGGCCAGAGAGCGTAGGCCAGTTCGTCATCCAGTGTTTTCCATGTCTGCTTGTATTCGCGATGAGTGGCAGCAATGACCGGGCTGATTTTTCCTGTTGAATTGTCAGTGTACTGTTGATTGGCTCTGGCGCGGGCGAGATCAACAACAGACGTGTATTTTCCGGTTTCCTTGCGTTCACCTTCGCGACGTTTTTTCCAGATGCGCATCTCTGCCTGAATTTCGGGCCATTTAGCACCAGGAATACATTTATGCTTAACCCACCCAATGGCGTGCAACTTAAGCTCCGGATACATGGCGTTAACTTCTGGCATTTTCATCAACGCTTCAACGATATGTCCGTCGAATGTTGCCATGTCTTCCTGCAACAATTCCTGTGCGCTAATAACCATATCAACGGTGATGTTTTCACATGTGTCGAACTTAACCAGGACCGCGTTCTGTACTTCAGGGGACAGCTTGTCAAAATTGACGTTCATCGGATCGGATTCTGGTTCGACCGGAATAAAGGAAGCGGATTCCTCATCCCAGCAGTTTTCCTGCATATATTCGGTATCCCAGGAGTCGATGGCAGGGCGGGGCATGCCGGGTTTATCCTCGCAAACAAGAAATTTATAAGCGCAGTCCTGAGCAGCCGGATATTGCTCCAGGAATTGCCAGGTAAATTTGGCTCGGGCGCGGCGTTCGTCGCCGGCTTCAATGGCAGTGGCTACAGCGACTGCACCTTCTTCCTTTATTGCCTGTTCGTCCGGAATGGCGGCGCAAATAAAGACTTTACTCATTTTGTTTTAACCTCATTACAGATTTAAGGGTGAACAAATCCCTGCCATTGCTGGCATATAAAAATGAAACCGGATATTAATTACGGTGCTGTTTTAAGTCCTGCCGGGATTTCGTTATTGTCCATGCGAGTAACTTTATCAACCGGATAACAGTTGCCGGGAATTTTCTGTTCCGCTGCGGCAGCCATGCATTCTTTCATTGAGTCATGTATACCAATAACAAGATCGACTGGCTCGCTTGTATTAAGAAAAACCGTCAGAACGAGTGCAAATACTGTATTCATTGTCATCGTCCTTTTTGCATCAGGCGTAAACGGGCCAGCATTGAAACAATGCATATTTGATTTAATAGCTCCCGTTCGTGTTTTCTCTTATTAATGGCATCTTCAGTAAATACAGGGTTACTGATTCTGACACCAATTTCAAAACAACCTTCAGACGTATTGACGTTTGGTAATAACGTTTCCATTATCGCATCCTCAACAATGAATTTTGTGATGCGGTGCCTGGTGCCTCCAGGTGACGTTAACCAGTTAATAATTAACGCCGGATACAGAGAACCCACCCATAAGAACCAATACGGAAGTCAACTGGCCTTTTTAACTGTTCCGCGTGCGCTGAGCCGCATTCACCGCATCACAAAATTCACTTTAAAAAGGGCGGGTATCACAAGGGAAAACAAAAAACGGATACCCGCCAAAAGGTAATCAACATGGGTTGTTGCAGCGGGGTTGTCACTTAAGCGTATGGTCAACCTGACAACCCGGTGCCACTAATGGGGTAAGGATAACCCAGCCATACTTACCGCCGCGCCATTTCGCGGATTGCCACAACCGGAAGTGCACGGTCGACGAAAATTTAACGACAGGCTATCTATGAACCAGCTACCTCGCCGTACGCTTTCGCGTTGTGTGCCTGCTTTTAACCACGTCAGGCGAGGTGGTTCCTGTTATTCCCCAACAACAAGAAATTTGTATAATCCGGATATCCCCAACAACGAGAAGAGTACTCAACGTGATAGCAGAACTGTCAGCGGCTATGGCTGCGATAAAGGAGACAGCTGGTCTCGCTAAGGTTATTAATGACGCAAAAACGGATGCAGAAGTTAAAGCCGCAACTATTGAACTTCAGAACAAACTAATCACGCTTCAGGCGGAATGCTTCTCTCTTTGCGATGCGATCCGCTTTCGTGATGAAGAGATAATGCATCTCAAAGCAAAAATTGCAGAGACAGAAGATTTTCAGCGACAGGCGGAAGGTTACAAGCTTAACAAGCTTGATTCTGGAACCCTTGTATATTCCAAGAAGCAATTTATAGGCGATACTGAGATAACTGTGTATCTTTGCCCACAATGTTTTGGAAAAAAGGTAATATCTGTACTTCAGCCAATGGAAATAATGCGCTTTGATGCTCATTTTCGTACTTTTTGCCCCGCTTGCAATAATAAGTTCTGGATGAACTCAAGATAATTAACCGTTTAAATAAGTTGGGACTATCCAGATTTTTAAAGAACGTACCGGATGCTCACCCGTGTCCGGCGCACGCACTCCACCTGACCCGTGGAGAACTCCTTAATTACCAACCTTAGCTTCGTTGGTTAGCTATTAACGCGGGTATGAAATCATTCTGGCAATGCTTAATGCCGCTGCTTTTTCCAGCCTGGTGATATCCTGCTCCAGAGCGGACAGATTTTCAGCCTGCTTAGCCCTGGCTTCATTGGCCCATTTCAGATCCTGCGCTGCATTAATTTTCTGGCGCATCCACTCATAAAGTTCATCATCGGTATAGTCTGGCGCGATGATGACGGGTTCTCGTTTCTGCATACTGATTCCTCGCGGTGCTGCTTCGCTTATCAGCCGTTAGATTTTGCCGAGCTGGAAAGCGCCTGTTTAAACTCACTGAAGCTGAGAGCTTCTTCGCCTTCGGCAAGGCCTTCGAAGTATTCTTCGTAAGCCTTTTCCATGATTGTGTCGAAATCCATATCACTCACCTGAGTTTCTTTCCAGCCAGCGACGCGCGCCAGATTCGGTTTTAAACGTTTTGCTTTTGGTATACGTCATCGCAGTGAACGTGCCGTCCTGGTTGGGGAACACGCCACATACCAGAGATTCGCTGTTGCCAAGATCGATAGTATCCATGCTGACCTCATTTCCCCTTAACGCCGGGGTGGCGGAACAAAAACCTGCTGCATAGTTAAAGTTGAACCCTGCCGTCATGTTCTTACGCCTCGGGCTGGCTACTTAACCCCTGACCACTGCCTGGTAACTCGAAGTATTGCCCTGCGTTCTGTGGGGCGGGGTGGGTGGTATGCTGGAACTATAGGTAATGCCTAATTGATTGTCAATAGGCTATGCCTAATGTTTTGATCGTAACCTAATAGGTGATGGCGACAGCAGAAAGTGATGGGGGGTTAAATAACGGAATCCAGGAGTTTTCCGTCAGACCATATAAGTTTAAGTTCCAGTTTTTGTGATGTTCTGGCTTTTCCGTTCAGATTCTAGAGCTTTCAGATACTTACCCACTTTCATTTCCATCGCTGCTATGTAGGCGCGAACATCGTGGTCAACCCAATCTGGTTCTGTAGCATTTCCAGATAACAGGAAAGCTACAATCGCTCTTATTTCATCAGAGGCTGCTTGATAAAGGTTGTTTATATCTAAAAGTTCACTTTTTGTATCTGAATTGGTGGGGGTTGGTATGGGGTATTCGTTAAGCCCCCAATGCTCTGGACCAACAACATCAGAAAAGAAACGCCATAATTCTGGAAGTTTATCTTTACTTATAGAGCCTTTCTTAATCCAGTCATAAATTGATGGTGGTTGGACTTTGAAGTGGCGTGCGACCTCCGCCTTTGATTTGACGGATCCCGATGCGATTTTTTTGTTAATGGCCTGCTCTATCGCTCGGCCTAAGTCTTTACCACTAAGCATTGCTTAATATTCTCCTATGCTCATTGCATTAGGCAATCCCTACCTTTATCGCATTAGGCACAGCCTATTGACATTTGCGTTAGGCGTCGCCTAATATTTCTGTGTGTTTTTGGAGTTCATTCGATGAAAAAAGAGAACTATTCATTCAAGCAAGCTTGTGCTGTTGTCGGTGGGCAATCAGCAATGGCTAGGCTTTTAGGTGTATCACCTCCAAGCGTAAATCAATGGATCAAAGGGGTACGTCAATTGCCTGCCGAGAGATGTCCAGCAATTGAACGTGCAACAAGAGGTGAGGTTCTGTGCGAAGAACTTCGTCCTGATATTGACTGGTCATATTTACGACGTTCGGCATGTTGTTCGCAGAATATGTCAGTGAAGCAACTAAATGACAGTAACAAATCCTCATTTGATCATACCTGAAACATCAAGAGGCAAATGATTCATGAAAATCAAGCATGAACACATCCGCATGGCGATGAATGCCTGGGCGCGTCCTGATGGCGAAAAAGTTCCAGCAGCTGGAATAACCCAGGCTTATTTTGAGTTGGGTATGACGTTTCCTGAACTGTATGACGATAGCCATCCGGAAGCCCTGGCTCGCAATACCCAGAAAATTTTCCGCTGGGTAGAGAAAGACACCCCTGATGCAGTTGAAAAAATTCAGACGTTGTTACCAGCGATCGAAAAGGCAATGCCACCTTTGCTGGTGGCCAGAATGCGCAGCCACAGTTCAGCTTATTTTCGGGAGCTGGTGGAGACGCGGGAGCGACTGGTGAGAGACGCTGATGATTTTGTCGCAGTGGCAATCGCCGGTTTCAATCAGATGAACCGTGGTGGCCCGGCAGGAAATGCTGTGGCAGTACATTGACTGACAATAGCCATATCGAATCACTTCCGGCAACTCGTGAGTAAAAAGATTCGGTATCAGAAGAGGTGAGTATGGCTAACGCTTGGCTCAGATTATGGCATGACATGCCAAATGACCCTAAGTGGCGAACAATTGCCAGGGTGTCAGGGCAGCCAATTGCAACAGTGATGGCAGTGTATATCCACCTCCTGGTGAGCGCGTCACGAAATGTCACGCGAGGTCACATTGATGTCACGACAGAAGATTTGGCAAGTGCGCTCGACGTGACAGAAGAGGTAATTGATTCAATTTTGCAGACGATGCAGGGGCGGGTACTTGATGGTGATTTAATCACTGGATGGGAAAAACGCCAGGTACTGAAAGAGGACAATGGCAACGTTTCACAAACCGCGAAATCCCCGGCAGAGCGCAAGAGAGCGCAGCGCGAGAGGGAAAAATTACGAAAACAGAATGAGGGGTGTCACGACGAGTCACGCATATGTCACGACATGTCACGACGAGTCACGACAGATAAAGATACAGATAAAGAATTAAACCCCACACATAACGCGCGCGTGCGCGAGAGAGCTACGACCAGTGAGTCGAACGGTACGCCATCGCAGACACCGGAGCCCGAATATCTGGACGGCATGAGCGAACCCATCGGGAAATTTCCGATGACCGATGGCTGGCATCCGTCGCCGGATTTTCGACGACGGGCTGCTCTGTGGGGAGTGGCTCTGCCTGAGCCGGAATTTACACCAGCTGAATTTGCAGCCTTCCGGGACTACTGGGCAGCGGAGGGGAAAGTGTTCACGCAGATTCAGTGGGAGCAGAAATTCGCCCGTCACGTAAATCACGTCAGGGCGCAGGTTAAACCAGTCAGCAAGGGGGTAAACCATGCAGCAGCACCAGGTGGCACCGCATCACGAGCAGTTCAGGAAATTCGGGCAGCACGTGAGCAGTGGGAACGTGAAAACGGATTTATCAGCGACGGAAACGGCCTGGAAGCTGTGGGAACTCATGGGGGAGGTTTATTCGAACCGCTGGACCCAGAAGAACGGGGCCGCACCTTCGAAGCTCTGGATTGCACAGATTGGCGCGATGACTGAGCAGCAAATCCGGCAGGTCTGCCGCCAGTGCATGGACCGCTGCCGGGCGGGTGAAACATGGCCTCCGGACCTGGCTGAGTTTGTGGCGCTGATTTCGGAAAGCGGAGCCAATCCATTTGGTCTGACGGTGGATGCTGTGATGGAGGAGTACCGCCGCTGGCGCAATGAGTCCTGGCGATACGACGGAAGTGATAAGTACCCGTGGTCTCAGCCTGTGCTGTATCACATTTGCCTCGAGATGCGTTCAAAGGGGATTGAGCGCCAGATGACCGAAGGGGAGTTAAAACGGCTTGCAGAATGGCAACTGACGAAATGGGCAAAGCATGTTGGTAATGGCCTGAGCATTCCGCCAGTCCGGCGACAACTGGCGGCACCCAAACACCCGTCGGGACCAACGCCAATTGAGTTGCTGAAACAGGAATATGAACGCCGGAAAGCGGCTGGTTTTGTTTGAGTTGAGAAGTAATTTTTACCGGGAGGAAATTTTAATGGAGACCGTTTTTGACGCACTGAAAGCAATGGGAAAAGCCTCTTCCCAGGAAGTGGCAGCACGTCTGGGAATGACCCGGGATGAGGCGATTAACGAGCTGTGGAAACTGAAGCGTCGCGGGGAAGCTGATAACAAGGGCCCGATGTGGTGGTTGACTCAAACCGACGAAAACGCATCTGTGGCACAGGCTTCTAAAGTGACAGCGCAAATGCTGATCGAGGCGATTGAACAGCATGGCCCTAAAGCGGCTGATGAACTTGCACTGATATTCAGAATTACTTCCCGCAGGGTGAACTCATCGCTGGCTATGGCCATCAGCAAAGGTCGTCTGATTCGCGTAAATCAGAACGGTAAATTTCGTTACTGCCTGCCGGACGGTAATTTACCAGCAGAGCCGAAAGTTGTATCGGTAGCGAAAACATCTGGTAAAGCCTTTCCTCAGCCAGCCGGTGTTGCGTTACCAGTACAGGAAGCGGCAACACAGGAGGAAATTAAAACAGAAACTGTGGCGGACCTTGTGCAGTCACTGCCATCGTTCACTGAAACGCGAGCGAATGGCCTGATTTTACCATCGCTGCATATGGCAAACCGCGAACTGCGCCGGGCGAAAAGTCATGTCCAGAAGTGGGAGCGAGTCTGCGCCGCGCTGCGGGAGCTGAACAAGCACCGGGATATTGTCCGACAGATTGTTGATTCCTCCAGTCGTATTGTGTCGGAAAAGTGATTCCAGGGGAGGGCTTATGGCAAAAGTATTTACACAGGAAGAGCGGGAAAAAATTAAAGGGCAGATTGTTGATCTCGTACGCCAGAGCGGGCGAGAGACGTTACGACAACTGGAAGCTAAAACTGGGGCAACAAGATATCTGATGAGCGTTCTCGCAAGAGAGCTGGTTGCCAGCGGCGATGTATACAACTCTGGTTACGGGTTATTCCCGTCAGCGCAGGCGCGTAAGGACTGGCAAAATGCCCGCAAAAAACTCTCAAGGGCAAATCTGAAGAAAACATCTGTGGTTGATCCGGACCTTATCTGGTCATTACCAGACGGAGAAATACGCCGCTACGACAGGCGTCAGAACATAATCTGTAGCGAGTGCCGGAAGAGCGCAGCTATGCAGCGTGTACTGGCTTTCTATCAGGGTAAATTTCAGGAGGCGATACTGTGAATGAAATTAGCTATCAGGCTTCAATTACCGCTGGCATTCACATCAAAGGAGAAGAGCATGGAAATAAAACCAGAAGATGAGTTAAGCAATATCGTTTTATTTCCGGTAAAAGAGGATGACCCACGTAATCAGGTTAATTTTCTTTATGAGCCATCGGAAAGAGCATATTGTCATCACGCCTCTGTTCGGGTTGACGAAAAAGAGCGTCAGGTCCGCTGTAAAATCTGCGGTGCAGTTGTGGAGCCGTTTGACTGGATGCTCTCTGTGGCGAAAAGAGAAACCAGACTGGCAGATGATGTAAGGCTATTGCGCCAGGAGGAACAGGAAAGACGGAAAAATATAGAAAAGTTAATTCAGATTGAGCGTAACGCGAAAGCGCGGATACGCAGGGCGACAAAATCCAGAACTGAATAATTAAATTTAGCACTGTAAATAAAATCAAATCCTTAACTGGAGGCATATCTATGTTAAATACACAGAAAACCATTAATGCGGAAAAATATAACGAGTGGGTGAGGAAATTTTCTGAGCAGATTTTTAAAATTACTGGTGACGAGAATGCGGTAAAAAATGAATTAGAGCCGTGGACACCTGAAGGACTCGACCAAAATTATTGCTGGTGGGATGTTGATCCAGTTGATGCTGCAAATGAAACTATGAGTTATCACAATGATTAATGTCAGGAGGCCGCCCGAAAGGGCGGTAAGAAATGACTACATTATTCAGAAAAGAATATCCGAGAAAAAGTAGAGCGACAGAATTTTTGTTTCTCATTATATTTATCGTGTTGATGATACCGATATCCCCGCTATTACTGGTCTGGTTTATCGTGAAAATAATTGAGCCAGTTATTGAATTGTATAACGACGTGGTGTGGGCGTCGTTCAACACACTGCACAATAAAATTAATCCGTATAAGGAAAGCTGATATGGCACTGACGAAAAAACAACGTGCAGAGCTGCGCATGAAGTTCGGCGGTCGCTGTGCTTATTGCGGCTGCGAACTTGGCGAAAAGTGGCATGCAGACCATGTAAAACCGGTCATTCGTTTTGATGGAAATATGCTTCACCAGGAACGTGACGATATATCCAACATGGTTCCGGCATGCCACCCATGCAATCTGCACAAGCATTGCAGTAGTCTGGAAGATTATCGGCGAATTATCAGTGATGGTCGTCGTGAATTCCTTGCGTCCGGGAAAGGCAAAGCGCTGGTTCGTATGGGATTGGTTGAAATGAAATCTGACCCAGTTGTGTTCTGGTTTGAAAAATATCAAGAAGGGGCTACGGCATGACGACTTTTACCAGAGAGCAGTTAATAGCTCACGCAGAGGAGACTATTGAAGCACAGAGACTGTGCATACCGGGCACAATCGACCATGACATCATCCGCACATATAAGATGGATATTGCTGTTCTGGAAATCGCACTGGTATCGCTGGCAGCAGAGCCAGCCGGTAAATTGCATGAATACAAACCAGTGGGATATCAGCGTCTGGTCGATGAGTTATCTGGAGCGGAACGGACTGATAAGCGTGGAGGATATTTTACGATGACCTGGCCTGAAGCATTCACAACGGTAGGAATTGCGATGGCGGTGGCGCTGGTGGTGTATTCGATTTGCCGCTGGGGATAAATCGCCGAAAAAAGATCCCGACACAAACATGAGCCGGGATCTTTGATTTATATAGCCTACGAATCCGCCAGTAAGAGAGGGGGCGGACGGTTAATTCTAACACCGGAATGATGTGGGTAAAAGTTTATAAGAAATCGGTTTCATAACTTTGCCCACCATGATAGATACCGACAATAAAGACTTTTCTGCTATCAACGGCAAAAGCAATAATCGTTCTGTGGCGGAAATGAGTTACCCGCATCCCCTGGCGAATATCATCGCGTTTATTGCCCCGATGCGGGAATGTAGAAAACCCATCAAGATAATCAAGAAGCGCATTGGCATAATTGTCAGCAATGACGTTCCCTGCTTTCTCCGTTATATACCTGTGCAGGTTGATTATTTGTTGTTCGGCCTCAGGAGTAATGATGACTTCATATGTCATGCAGATTACTTCCCGGATCGAATCGCGGCGCGAACCTGTGAAATGGAGCGTCCGTTGTTTGGGGTTTCGCGGATAGAATCAAGAGAGGGGGCGGCTGAATGCGTTAACCACGCTTCGATTGCTTTATCGCGCTCATTCAGTGCGCGAAGCCCTTCACGAATGACCTCGCTTTCTGAAGCATAGGCACCGGAAGCCACACGGGCGCGCACCATGTCAGCCATTTCGTTAGTTAATGTAATGCTGAATTGTTGGGTTGTACGCATGGTAAACCTCACGGAGTAGGATAGAACACCATTCGATGATAGCACGTTGCCTGTTGACGACAACAGAAATCAGAGACAATATTGCCGCACGCCAGCTTGAACAACTGGCACCTGCTGCGCCAGCAGAGAAAACCGATGGCGCACAATACCAAACATCACAATTCTGATACCGCCCCTGCCAGCAGGCAAGGGCGGTGTTCTCACACATTCAAATATGACTGGTATCAGCACGATCCCTGCACTGAAGAACAGGCCGAATGGCTGATTCATAACTACCGCAGACGTGGGTATGAGTTTAAGAAAGCCCTTAGCCTCGACTACCATCACTGGATAATCTACGTCAGGCTCCCTTATTCCGAACGCCCGCCGCGTCCGTCCCGCACATTCCAGCAACGCATCTGGAGGTAACGTGCGGGTATTACTTCGACCTGTTCCGGTACCGGAACTCGGGCTGGTGGTCCTTAAGCCGGGGCGTGAATCCATGCAGGTATTCCATAACGGCAGGGTGCTGGTGGAGCCGGAACCGAAAAACATGCGCGGTATGCCGTCCGGAGTCGTTCCTGCCGTTCGCCAGCCGCTGGCGGAAGATAAAACATTGCTGCCGTTTTTCAGCGATGAGCGTGTGATTCGTGCTGCTGGCGGCGCTGGCGCACTGTCTGACTGGCTCCTGCGTCATGTTAAATCCTGCCAGTGGCCTCATGGAGACTATCACCACAGTGAAACCGTCATACATCGTTACGGTACCGGCGCAATGTTGTTGTGCTGGCACTGCGACAACCAGCTGCGCGACCAGACATCCGAATCACTCGGGCAGCTTGCTCAACAAAATCTGACAGCCTGGATGATTGACGTCATACGTCACGCAATAAGTGGTGCACAGGAACGGGAATTATCGCTGGCTGAATTATCCTGGTGGGCGGTCTGCAATCAGGTGGCGGACGCGCTACCGGAGGCAGTATTACGTCGTTCTCTGGGATTACGTGCGGAAAAAATCCGCACGGTTTACCGCGAAAGCGACATCGTACCGGGAGAGCAGACCGCCACCAGCATACTGAAGCAGCGCACAAAAAATCTTGCGCCGTTGCCTCACGTCCACCAGCAACAGAACACACCACAGGAAAAGACGGTGGTCAGCATTGCCGTTGATCCTGAGTCTCCGGAATCTTTCATGAAGCGACCTAAACGTCGCCGTTGGGTAAATGAGAAATACACACGCTGGGTGAAGACACAGCCGTGTGCGTGTTGTGGTAAGCCAGCCGACGATCCCCATCACCTGATTGGTCACGGTCAGGGAGGGATGGGAACAAAGGCCCACGATATTTTTACGTTGCCGCTGTGTCGGGAGCATCACAACGAGCTTCATGCGGATCCGCAGGCATTCGAAGAAAAACATGGTTCTCAGGTTGATTTAATTTTTCGTTTTCTTGATCACGCCTTTGCAACAGGCGTACTCGGATAAAAGAGGTTACTGATGGGGATAGAATTTGTTTTGCCTTACCCGCCAACGGTGAACACCTACTGGCGACGTCGTGGCAGCACATATTTTGTATCAAAAGCCGGTGAGCGTTATCGCCGTGATGTGGCGCTTATTGTTCGCCAGCAGCGACTGAAATTAAACCTGTCCGGAAGGCTGGCAATAAAAATTATTGCAGAGCCACCGGATAAGCGCCGCCGCGACCTGGACAATATCCTGAAGGCACCACTGGATGCGCTGACACATGCGGGACTGCTTATCGACGATGAGCAGTTTGATGAAGTTAATATTATGCGCGGTCAGGTTGTTCCCGGTGGTCGGCTGGGGATAAAAATCACAGAACTGGAGTGCGCATGAATAACCAGTATTTACAGTTTGTGCGTGAGCAGCTCATGATCGCCACCGCTGATTTGAGTGGAGCAACAAAAGGTCAGCTTGAGGCCTGGCAGGAGAATGCCATGTTCAATACAGGGCGTTACAGACGTAAAAAAATCCGGTACCGCGATAAGGTCACTGGAAAAATAGTAACGCTGGATAATCCACCGATCCCGGGAAAGCAATCGCTGGTGAAAGGTTCATCAATTGCCCTGGTCAGTCCGGTTGAGTTTTCGACATCATCATGGCGACGCGCCGTTCTGTCTCTTGAAGAACATCATAAAGCCTGGCTGCTGTGGTGTTACAGCGGTAGCATTTGCTGGGAGCATCAGATCGCGATAACGCAGTGGGCGTGGACTGAATTTAATGCTCAATCCGGTACCAGAAAAATTGCAGGAAAAACTCTGGTGCGCCTGAAGACGTTGATCTGGTTGGCGGCGCAGGCGGTAAAAGCTGAGCTTTTTGGTGGGGAAGGTTACGAATACCAGGAACTGGCGTTACTGGTGGGAGTAACAACCAAAAACTGGTCCAAGACATTTACTGGTCACTGGGTTGCAATGAAACACATTTTTCATCGGCTGGATGGTGAAGCTTTATTGTTGGTGGAGGGAACACGTTCAAAACAAAAGGCGGCATTTTCATAGCAAAGTATTGCAAAAGTAGATAAAAAGGCATATATTTCGTGTGAATCTGATATTTTGCCGTTTTTATACGTGATGGCAAAGCTAGTAAAACCCGTGACCGAGCGGGTTTTTTTATCCCCAAAAAAATGGCATAGACATTAAACGTGATGATGATTGTGCCAATACTTTCTCCATCAATGACGCCCCTTGACTGCATGGAATCCAATTTGTTATGTAATATGTGTTGATATTTTTGAGTTGTTAATGGTGTTACTATGGATGACAGTGCTCTGCTCAGAAACTCTTCACTTTTTGTTGCTTATATGGGCTGTCTAGGATGGGGAAGCGCTTATTTCTATGGATGGGGTACTTCATTTTACTATGGCTTTCCATGGTGGGTTGTCGGGGCTGGTGTCGATGATGTAGCACGAAGTTTGTTTTATGCTGTGACAGTTATCGTTATATTCCTTATTGGATGGGGAGTTGGTATTGTTTTCTTTTTGGGCATAAAACAAAAGCGCAATATACAAAATTTGAGTTTTATCCGGCTTTTTCTCGCGATATTGCTGCTTTTTATTCCACCTGTTCTGGAGTTTTCGGTAATTCATCAGCATGTTGAGCCAGATGTACTGATTTTCTGCATTCTTGCTGCCTTTACAATCACGCTTTTTGTCAGGTTTGGAAGAAGACTTGTTTCAGTCAAATGTTTTTCGGAAATGTCTTTTATTCGTCATCACCGAATTGAGTTCATGATGGCTGGGTTTATGATTTATTTCTGGGCATTCTCTCTTATTGCCGGTTGGTACAAACCACAGTTTAAGAGGGAATATCAGGCGATCCACTATGAGAATGTATGGTATTACATTATTGCGCGTTATGATGATCGTCTGGTGTTATCGAAATCATACAGGAGTGGGGGTAAGAAATTCGTTATATTTAATAGCGGAAATATTAATGATTTTGAAATTAATACAGTCAGAGTGCGTTAAAATTTCTTGAGTAACAAAGATTTTTACCGCCCGCCATTGAGAGGTTTTTTATGCCAGAAAAATGGTTCGGTACATAAAATGTGCAGGTGGTTATTAATACCGGTCTTTCAGCTTGCTGGCTTTTTCGACAAGAGTTATTGGTATGTCACGTTAACCAATAAAGAGAAAAAGACATGCTAAAACAGCAGGATATGACCGAAACAGCCAGAGTGGTGTTTAATGAATTAAGCGTCACTGAACCGGCAACAGTTGGGGAAATTGCGCAGAATACTTACCTTTCACGCGAACGCTGTCAGTTAATACTGACCCAGCTTGTTATG